TGAATCTCCAGACAACCAATATCACTTATTTAAGTGATAGTCTTAATACTAGTTTTTAGACTAGTCATTGGAGAGCAGATGATTGATGTCTTAGGACCGGAGAAACGCAGACGGCGTACTACACAGGAAAAGATCGCTATTGTTCAGCAGAGTTTTGAACCGGGAATGACAGTCTCCCTTGTTGCCCGGCAACACGGTGTGGCAGCCAGCCAGTTATTTCTCTGGCGCAAGCAATACCAGGAGGGAAGTCTTACTGCTGTGGCCGCAGGAGAACAGGTCGTTCCTGCCTCTGAACTTGCTGCCGCCATGAAGCAGATTAAAGAACTCCAGCGCCTGCTCGGCAAAAAAACGATGGAAAATGAACTCCTTAAAGAAGCCGTTGAATATGGGCGTAGCAAAAAAGTGGATAGCGCACGCGCCCTTATTGCCCGGGGATGGGGAGTAAGCTTAGTCAGCCGTTGTCTCCGGGTGTCGCGTGCGCAGTTGCACGTCATTCTCAGACGAACCGATGACTGGAAAGATGGTCGCCGCAGCCGTCACTCAGATGATACGGATGTGCTTCTCCGTATACACCATGTTATCGGAGAGCTGCCCACATATGGTTATCGTCGGGTATGGGCGCTGCTTCGCAGACAGGCCGAACTTGATGGTATGCCTGCGATCAATGCCAAACGTATTTACCGGATCATGCGCCAGAATGCGCTGTTGCTTGAGCGAAAACCCGCTGTACCGCCATCGAAACGGGCACATACCGGCAGAGTGGCTGTGAAAGAAGTAATCAGCGATGGTGCTCTGACGGGTTCGAGTTCCGCTGTGATAACGGAGAAAAACTGCGAGTCACGTTCGCGCTGGACTGCTGTGACCGTGAGGCACTGCACTGGGCGGTCACTACGGGCGGCTTCAACAGTGAAACAGTACAGGACGTCATGCTGGGAGCGGTGGAACGCCGTTTCGGCAACGAGCTTCCGGCGTCTCCAGTAGAGTGGCTGACGGATAATGGTTCATGCTACCGGGCTAATGAAACACGGCAGTTTGCCCGGATGTTGGGGCTTGAACCGAAGAACACGGCGGTGCGGAGTCCGGAGAGTAACGGCATAGCAGAGAGCTTCGTGAAAACGATAAAGCGTGACTACATCAGTGTCATGCCCAAACCAGACGGGTTAACGGCAGCAAAGAACCTTGCAGAGGCATTCGAGCATTATAACGAATGGCATCCGCATAGTGCACTGGGTTATCGCTCGCCACGGGAATATCTACGGCAGCAAGCCAGTAATGGGTTAAGTGATAACAGGTGTCTGGAAATATAGGGGCAAATCCAATAGGTTCCCAGGCTGTTACCCGAATTGGTCAACATGAAATATGTCTTTGAGCCATCGTTTCGGATAAAGAATCCGTAGCTTCCATAGGCAATGCGGAAACCATTTGCATATCTTGAAACGATCTCACCAGTAGCCGTTAAACCGCCGTTGAGATTTCCTCCGGTTATTGGTAATGCGCCGACATCCGTGGCGGTCGGTTTAATGTGCGAACTGTAAATAACATATACCGTTCCATCAGTAAGACCAGTTGGTTTATCTACTGTGTAATTTGGTGATGTATGAATCGTTACGCTGGCGTTACTGGTATAATCCCACTGGATATTTACACCCGTGGCGTAATTACCTATTTCAACATAAACATCATAGGTATCACCGGATGTATTCACCCATGCAAAATTAGTAAATCCAACCGATGTCCGTCGCCATAACGCACCAGTAAGACCTTTTGGATTCCCATTTCCCGCACGAAGAACAAGTTCAGATATACCAGCCTGCATAGGGGAGTTAACATTATATCCAGAACTACCAATCAGGCTTATGTAAACTACGGAACTTGCCTGTGGCATGGTTACAGTTGCCAGCTTGAACCATCCTGCACCACCAATAAAAGACATGGTTGTTGAGTTGATCGTGCCTATAGACCTTGGAGTTAGCTCAATGTTTTTAGAACCGTCAAACGACACCCCATTTATAGTTCTCGCGGTTTGTAACTTGGTCGCTGTAGCCGCGTTACCGGATGTATTCTGATTCCCCGCAACGTTAACACCAGGTAAATTAATATTCGCAGTACCATCAAATGCCACACCGCCAATCGTGCGTGCTGTTTTCAATTTCGTCGCGGTGTCGGCGTTCCCTGTCAGCGCCCCGGTGATCCCACCGTTGAAAGTCTGGCGTGCACTCCATGTGTTAGCCGTGCTCAACAGGGGGATCTTTTCACCGCTGGTACCGATTTCTCTTAAACCAAGGTATTGGATAACAGCCAGTGTGCTTGTTTTAGCCAGGATATCGCGACCGACTGACGTTAAATCAGTCTGGGAAACAGTGTCTGTACCGGTAAAGTACGGCAATTTATTTGCGCCAGTCGTAAGGCCAGCGAGCGCTGTTAAAGTTGCATCAAGTGGCTGTTTCCCTGCCAGCGCATTTGTCATTGTTGTCGCAAAGTTCGGGTCATTGCCAAGTGCTGCTGCAAGCTCATTCAGGGTATCAAGAGCTTCTGGTGATGAGCCGACCAATGCAGATATAGCAGCCCGTACGTAAGCAGTCGTAGCGATCTGCGTATTGTTTGTGCCCTGTGCAGCGGTAGGTGCAGTAGGGATACCCGTTAATGCAGGGCTTGCCAAAGGCGCTTTGAGAGCCAGGGCATTGTTGATAGTTGTGCTGAAATTCGGGTCGTTATTGATCGCAGCCGCAATTTCTTTCAACGTATCCAGTGCTCCAGGAGCACCATTGATAAGTGCTGTTATAGCTGCCTTAACAAAGGCTGTGTTTGCGATCTGCGTGCTGTTTGTACTTTGCGCTGCCGTAGGCGCGGTTGGCGTTCCTGTAAGCTCTGGGCTTTCTATTGGCGCTTTGGTATCAGCCAGCTCTTTTACAGACTTAACGGCTTTAGGGGTAGCCGCCATTGTTTCGCTGTCGCTGTTAGTTGCGCTACTGAGCTGAACTAATCCCTTTTGTGTTGTGCTTGCATCCTGCGCCGTATACTTGCTTTTCGCCAGATCGTAGGCTTTTTTAACCGCCAGCGAACTTGCAGCGACATCACTTCTGGTACTGGTTACAGAGTCGGAAATTTCAATGCCTATCGTGAGATCGATGCGGTCGGATACATCTATCATTTCCTGAGTAATAGCAGATACGCCAGCAGGGATATTCACCGTACAAACAAGCAGTTCCCCATCTCCTAACTGATATGAATCGGTATAGGTTCTGGCAACAAATTCAGCCGCATGAATATGTGACGCGGTATTAACCTGATAAGAATCTTCTCCAAGGAGGTATCTTCCCTTCAGCACAATTGCATATTTCTTACCTGCGCTAAGTGCAAGAGAAATATCCTTACGCTGCTGAATAGTTACCTGGTAGAATTCACCAATATTCACTGACGCCGCGCCAGCGGTTTTATCACCATCCACTGAGGTGATTAACAGGTTCATCCCACCGCCAGGCTTCGGCAGGAAACCAGCATAAAATCCAGGGTCAACAATTCCCCTGAATTTTCGGTTTAGCGCGGCTGACAGATATGGTTCGTGGTATTGCACATCAGCCACCAGAGCCAACGACTCGGGTGATGGGTAAGTAACCGATGTAACAACTGTAACGTCATTCATCAAGCATATCCTTATGCTGTAGTCGTGTTTATGGCCATAACTGCGGTATATGTTTTGCCCACATACAGCGAGTCTTCCTGGACACAAATAATGGCGATTGGCTTGTTCTCGTTATCCAGAACAACCAGAGTGTTGAATGGGTAGTTTTTCCCTTCCTGCAACTGGCTTTGATCAAGGTCCATTCGGACAGTAATTATCCCGCCTGAGTAGGTTGGAACGAGGTCGATGGTGCAAAATTGACTTGTCAGTTCAGCCAGATCGAAAGCCTTTGGCAGTTCTCCAATCTCATAAGTACCATCTCCTTTCTTAGTAACCAGTGAACTGGTACCGAAAACGGCCTTACTGATTAAAAATCGAGAGCCTTTGTTAATGGACGATTCAGCGCGCCGCTGATAGTAATAGTCCAACAACTGACTCTTATAGAGGTTTGTTGAGACGTCAGACATGATTTTCCCTAATCAATGTTGTGAAGCCTCATTGTAAGAGAAGTAACTTGTCACCCCGCCCTACGGACGGGGTGATTGTCAGGCGTCGCTATCCAGCAACAAATCATCTGCGCGTGTGCGATCAAACGTAGGTGTCGCTTTCACAATAGTGCCACCAGGCGTTGCGGTGATCGGGGCGCTAATCGACGTAACTCCAGTAAGCGAAGTTGTATCCGAAGTTTCAAACCAGCAGAATGCTTTTTCGGTATCAGAAATCTCGTTCAAAGTGATCATGTCGGCCTGTTCATTTACAACAACCGACAAATAGAGCGTAAGCCCATCAAACACTATATGCAGTGGCAGTAGAGGCTTTACGAACTGATTAAACTTTCTGAGAATTTCTTCTGTAATTGCGGACTGATCTATCGTGCCAGTAATACCCATTGTCCTAGCCAGGTCGTTTATGGGAATACTGATCATCCCTCTGGAAGTCAGAAACATCTCGCCGAATGTGCCGCCGGTAGTCTCCAGTGTGCTTTCTGGTATTAGAACTGTGCCATAGGGATGACGCTCAAGGTCCACCGGTGCATATATCGGATCCCATAAAACAGAAATACCGTTAAATTCGCGGTAAATTGTCTGGTTTATAGGGCGTTCAGTTCCCTTAAAGTGGATCTCGTCAAGCCGCTGTTGTAACAGCATTGGTACGGAAGACGAATTCGACGTTCTGATAGTAAAGAACTGGCCAAGTTCATTTGTCCTGGTCTCCAGATCTTCCTTGCTCATGGAGAAAATAGACTTCCGGTTGGTAATTCGCTCCAACCATGGGTCAACAAAAGTGTCCATCATTGACTGAACCAAATCAGCCAATGATTTATAGAGCAATGACTTTTGCTTAGCTGATGTAAGCCGGTTATTAAACCAGGAACGTTGCATCACTCCTCCTCATACGAAATATTAAAGGTGGAGTTTTCTGTATCCAGATAAACGAAATCGAAAAATCCGTTGGACTCATTCCACTCGACAAATTCCAGATAAAAATCGCGGAAATAGCCAAGCGTTTCGATATACGCCCAAACGTCTTTTTTCTTAATCAGGATGTACTTACCAACGCGGTTTGGGTCGAAGAAAGCTGAGTCACGCCCGAATTTTGTTTCCAGCGCCGACGTCAGTTCATCGGTCACGTTTTCAATGGTCAGGCTTGCCGATATCCGCCCGGTGATTGTTATCTTAAATGGTAGTTTTCTGACCTCTTTATAAGAGAATTTCTTGTTCAGCTCATTCGGCACCTTCTTAAAGGCAGCCAGGATCATTTCTTCAAGTTCTGACTGACTTTTATTTGGATGCCACCCTGAAATAAATATCTTATTGATATTCTGAACATTATAAGCACCATCTAATTTCTCTTGCTGGCCCTCACCCCATGCCTTTACCCAGGACAGGCCTGGGATGTTACGCACCAGAAAATACGTATAATCCCCGCCCCATACGACCTGATCATCATAGGCAAGGTAATATTGTGCACGGTTACGTGTGATCTCCGTTGTTTCAGCATCGGTACCTGCGGTTATAGGTGTCGTTGTCTTAACTGAAATCAAATTAGCTAAATTAGCCGCAGAATCGACAGGCGTCAGGTTTTGGCCAGCAACCAGGGTTATATCGCCGTTGGTGCACCATACCTTAAGCGTAATTGTCGAGCCTTCTGGCGGTATTTGCCCAATTAGCCCATCGCCGAATCGAACCCCCAACTGCTCGGATGGTTTATAAAACTCAACGTAGACCTGGCTTTTACTACCGGCTAACCGGAACATAGTGCTGGAAGACCACTGCGTGGTCTTACCATCGGTCGTCACGAATACTTCCAGCTTATAGCAGACAGCAGTGAGAGCCTTTGATAACACGACTTCCAGAAATTCTTTGGCTGCCGTAACGGTATATGTCACCTCCTGGATTTCCAACTGTGCCACTTCTACCGTACCGGTGCCGTCAACCAACCTGCATACATCCATAGTCATGTAAGGGTACTGGTCGTCAGATATTAAAGGCATGTTTTTGGGGATTACCGCTGGGGCGTCTTCACTTGTGGCAGTGATCTCAATCATCCCCGATGACGGTGTTGGCTTGGTACCAACGTAACTATTCGTTTCTGCCGCTGCCAGGATAGAGGAACGCCGCGTCGCGGTCGATATAAAGCCTTCAGCCAGCGCCGCATCGGCATACTGAAAGCACCTGTAGACAATCTGGGTAATAAACAATGTCAGCATCGAGACAAATTGAGAGCCGACAAACTTCGACCAGAATGAATCTTTCTCGACAAGCTCTTCAAACTCTGCACGAATACTGTCTTTAGTCGGTGTTGTTTTACTCATAGCACCACGTCCTGTGTGATAGTTATATCCCTGATACGAATGGATATTTTCAACTTATCAAAAGCATCTCCCTCGGCAACTGACAAGCCAGAAATCGGTATGTCAGGTAAATCTACCGTCAGTTTTTGCAACAGCATTGCCTCAACCGCAATTTGAACATGCGACAAGTTGGTCGGTTCGTGTTTAAACTGCGGTAAAACATTGCCCCATGACGGATCCCCGTATACCTCACCCTGATAAGTGTTTAGCCACTCATATAAACGAGCGCCCCAGGCCTCCTCCTGGGACTCATACGTTTTTACGCCGGATAACTCCAGCGTCAGCAAAGGATCAATTTCGTTATTGTTGGCCATCAATCAACTCTCGCGTAGTCATTCATCAACGGATCATCAATTGACAGTGGTACCGTGCGCATAACGCCCGGCTGAGGCGTGCTGACCTTTACGACAGTTCCCTGGCCTTTCGCCGAGTCTTTGGTGTGCTCTTCAATCCTGGCAAGTAATGAGGTCATCTGCGCAAACAGCCGCTTCGTTTCACCATCAAGTGAAACGGTATTATCAGCCAACTGCATTGTCGGCTTGGCACCGGAACCACCAAGGTCACTAATAACCTGTCCGTCTATCTGCATACGACCGGTTGGTTGCTGCAAATCGTTGGCGGCAGTCGTCACCTGGGACGTGGAGGCTGGTTCAGGCGCATTATTTTTCCGCATCCCCGGCGAGTTGCGGAGTTTATCGAATAGTCCATCAATCCCCATTTGTGCGCCGAGTTGGTCAAAGTAACTTGAGTTGCTGGTCACCGGACGCGCCTCTTCAACTGGCATCGGAGTATCAACATACACATTGCCAGCTGCTGTTGCGGTCCCCTTCCCTCGTGCACGTTCTTCGAGCGTTCCCTGAACGACTTCCCGACGCATACCCCGGCCATTCATGAATTTGTTGACCAGATCGTTAACGCCAACAGCATTGCCGATTTTGTCTACCAGACCGCCTTTCTCAAACGGGCTATCACCAGGGGTAAACGCCAGGCCAGTAGACTGATCGATAACAGCGTTATCAGGCAGTGGTCCCCTCACTCCATATTGCGCCCCACCCTGTGCTCCTGCTCCAGGTGTATAGATTTCACCACCTAAATAGCGAGCACGATGAGTATTGACCTTGATCGCGTACTCACGGTTTTCTTTCGATAAGTCACCTGTGCCTTTTTTCCACTTATTGATAGTGCCAAACCCAGCGTTATATGCAGTGATGGCCTCGTTTAAGTCTCCATTGGCTTGCTTCAGATACTTGCTCATGAGAAGAGCCGCAGCTTCTGCCGATTTCACAGGATCAAACGATTCACCTTCAGCTAAGCCAGTCTCTTCACGAGCAATCCCCGTGAACTGAAACATTCCCAGAGCACCGGTTTGGGATTTTGCATACGGATTACCACCAGATTCAGTTGCAGCAATCGCGTAAAGAGTGCCTTCTGGAAGACCATATTTATTCTCTAGTTCAGCAAAATACGGAGCCAACTTATCGAGATTTGCCTTACCTTCAGATCCAAGACTTCCGACTTTTACATCCAAGCGGCCATTGTTGTAGGTATCCGCAGCTTTCTGAATGTCATTCCTGGTGCCAGTGGTATTAAGCGACGATGATGACGAGCTATTTTGACCAATAGCTTTATCAATTTTCTGCAACGCGCTATTGCCCGTTTCTGCGGCATTTGCATTGATAATCTGATTCGCAGTTTCTTTAACTGTTTTATTGCTATCTTTCGCCGTGTCCAGTGCCGCATTTATCACGCGGGTAACAATATTAGTCTGTTTGGCATCGGATTCAGTTTTAGAATCAGATGTCTCCTGGTGGCTATTAACCGGAGCTTTTAACTCTGGAGCGATTTCTTTCGCATTAGCCTCGCCGATCGGATTGGGTATTTTTGATACAATCATTGCCGCAGGGGTATTTTTAACGGCATCAACCGCTGCATCTAATGCTTTACCAGGTAAATTTTTAACCCCATCCCAAATATTACCAGCCGCCTCTTTAATGTGTTTCCCTGGGTTCTTAATGAAATCAATTGCACTATCAATTGCATCACTGAAAACCTGTTTCAGGTTATCAACAGTAAAGAAGTCTTTGATGGCATCCAGCTTTTCAAGCAGCTTATTAGATGTATCGCTAAACCATGCTGAAACAGCATCACCAATCTTTGCTGTGTAATCTTCGAACTTGGTAGAAATGGTGTCGCCAAGGTTAGAAATATATGTTTCTAAGTTGGTAATCCCACTATCAATGGCCTGGGCAATACTTTCCGTCGAAAATGATTGCAACATATTGCCGATATCCTCAAATCCAAGTGATTTGAGAACCTCACCAATGGCGCTGCTAATACCAGATACCAGTCCCCCCATATCAAGAACATTGGCTAACGTATAAGCGGCTTTTTGCTGGAATGATGGATCTTGTCCTGATTTAAGCCCAAACGCTCGACGTTGCGCTTCTGTATCATTCCAACCGGTTACCGCATCATAAATACCTCCAGCCACTGTGCCGACTAAGGGAATTGCGCGTAACGCCCCTTTACCAACTGCCTTTAATCCAAGTTTACCTGCTGCCCGGGCAGCCAAATCTCCACCTTCATGGGCGATAGTCTTCTTGCCACCACCGCGTAGCATTCCTACAAGTTTCTTTGCCCCCAGAGCGCCAAAAGCGAGTGCTCCAGCTTTTTTCAGCATGCCACGCCCCATTAACAACGACGCGACGCCACCGGCCCCCTTCCCTAACAGGCTAAATAGTTTGGACAGCAAGCCGCCCTTCTTTTTCCCGGTGTTTTTGGCTATCTGATCAAGGGCGCTGAGAATCTTGTCATTGCCCTCTTTAATTTCGCTGGTCTGCTCCTGAAGTTCCTGAACTGTCCGTTTTTGGGTGTTAACCTGAACGACATCGGCACTATTTTGCGATTTACGCCTAAAAAAACCTTTTCTACGGCTGTTATCGTCATTGCCACGAATCACATCGGCAATAGACTTTCTGGCACCATTAAGCGATCCACCAACTTCTTTTGATATCCCGCCAAGCTCCTTCCCTGCTGCCCACAATGGACCAGCAACGGCATAACCTAACGCATCAACGGCACGAGTCTCTGAAGGGTTACCTATGCCTTCAGCTACTTTTGACAGTTTTTTTAATAAACCTGATTCAGCATTTAGACGCTCATCATCCTCTTTGCGCCTGGCCTTTTCAGCACGTTCAGCACGGGCATCTTCCGCTGCGGCCTTACTCCCTGACTTTCCAATAAAACGACCACGCGCATCGCGTTGGTTTTGGCTTTTTTGCGCACCGCCTTTTTGATCGAACATTTCGCGAGCGTGTTCGGCTGCTTCGGTCCGTTGTGCCTTTATATCCTCTGGTATAGCCTTCCTGCGTCGTTTTTTACCCTTTGGTGTAGTTGATTTGGCCTGCTGTTCCTGTTGAGCAATGCCCTCCTGAACTACACGAGAAACGTCCCCTAAATTAAGCCGTTTCATTGCGTCAACAATAGGGTCTACTGATGGCGCATTGGCCACAAAGTCTGGCCGGGAATTTTCGATTGTTCGATTTAATGCCGACACACTGCGAGATACTGGGTCAACCGTTGCAACGCGTTCCCCTTTCAAATCACGAGCGAGTTTGACCGTTTCTAACCGCTGTGCTTTAACATCCTCTGTTATTGCCTCTCTTCGTCTATTTGGGGGATTGTGCGCTGTTGGTGCAGCCTGCTGTGCACGGTTAGTGACTTTGTCCTCCCGTATACGAGAAACGTCCCCTAAATTAAGCCGTTTTATTGCGTCAACAATAGGGTCCACTGATGGCGCATTGGTCACAAAGTCAGGACGTGAATTTTCGATTGTGCGATTTAATGCCGACACACTGCGAGAGACAGGATCAACAGTTGCAACTCGTTCCCCTTTCAAATCTTCAACAGCTTCCCGAATACCTGCAAGCTCTTCCAGCTCTTTCGCGCTGGCGGTTTCAACTGTCCTTATAACATCGTCAATATTGGCGTTTTTTCTTTCCATGATCTTATCGCCTACCGTTTCGGTTTAAGTTTTTCTTCCAGTTTCTCCAACAGGAAAAACGCATAGGATTCAGTAAGCCTTTCAGCGTCCTGAATCGGTATACCCCCATACAAAACCAGGTTGGACACTAAGGTCTGATAGCTTTTCAATCCCCACCTGTGGAATGAAGTCGGTAGCCCGAAAGGGCACCCACAGACGGGTATATGCACCCTCTGTGGACTCCTTTTTATCCTGATTTGGGCATTTATGCGGCGGGAGACGAAGACGCATTTCACCTTTATCGATGTAGCACGGTAAACCATGTTCGAGCTTTTCATGAGCCAGTCGGATGTGTGCCGCCAGCTTCATAAATTCAGTATCAATGGCCATCCGTTTAATCGTTTCATAACGACGCTCAGCCTGATCTTCACGAGTACCGCTAACATCGTTATAAAGCTCACACTGATAAGCGAATTCCCAAAAACGCAAATCAACGATCGCTTCTTTGAATTCCGCGTCGTCTTCAGGTGGCAATGCTGCACGGCGCATCTCCAGCATTTCCATTGCCCAACCATCAAGCGGCACGATACGCCATTGATAAGGTACTCCCTCTACAGACACCTCAATATCGTCAATGAAAGGTTCCACTTCCAGGACCTGGATATCTTCAGCCAGAGCATTCATATCGCAATCGTAATAATGCTCTTTACCGCAATGTTTACAGGTGTAGGTGAATGTCTCGACCGGTGTTTCACGGGAGCCGGTAAATATCCACCATAACGCGGTAATCCGGTCCTGCGCCGTCCATGTCAGGGGATCATGTTTCGCGGGTTCAGCCAGCAAGGCTTTTAAATACGCCGTTGTCTGTTGTTCTTGTTCCTCCGGTGTTATCGAGTTGAAACGCATCGCATCAGCAATATTTGGCTGACGGAACTGGATCAATTCAGTTGGCCGCGATGGTAGCGGGAAAAGAGGTAAAAGCATCCTTGCTCCTTAATTCAAAGAGAAAAGCTAAAGCCCAGAAGGGAAGCCAAAGAACTTGAGGATTGGTTAAACGTGCTGTGCAATGCGAAGGTCATTGGGAATGACTTAAATTCAGTAACCTGATCTCGCGCATAGGTGACATCGCCGGTAGTGACCGGGAATACCGTCATCTCATTTTCCAGTTTGGTTAAGCCGGAAGACAGCAACCGATAAATACGCACATTGAGCAAATATTTAGACGGTATATTCCCGGTACCGTCCGGATTGATCACCCGACTTTTGCCGTCTTAAACCAGTCCAAAACGAGGCCATCAACGGTATCCCTGACCATCATTGTTATCTGCCCAGGCGAACGCTCCGTTGGTTGAAGGATATTCCCTCCGCCGATTTTAATCGTTTCATATTCGATGCTGTAATCGTGGTAGGTAATATCTTTGGCAAAGAAGTCTGCCCCCTCCAGTCCATCAACTTCGACAGAGAACTGCCATCCTTGCGCGAACAGCATTTTGTTCATGATGATTGACGTCAGCTTACCAACTTCCCGTTCACCAACGCCGGAGCCAAATAATGTCGTCGTTAATGCCGAAGATACATAAGACTTTACTGAAGCAACATTAAACCCCATATCAGCCCTCTCACTTCAACATGGATGAGAAAAGAACAATTCCCGGGATAATTGCCCTTGTTGCGCTCATTTTCTCTTCCAGATCCAGCTTTCGCTGATACAGCGTGTTCTCGTCGGATAAATTGCTGGCATCGAGTTTCCCCGCGATAGATATTCTTCGCAGGCGATCAGTGTTAGGTATCGCGATTAACACTTCCAGATAGTCAGAAAGTAACCCAATGATTTCAGGTGGCACTTCCCCATTATCCAGATCCATATCACGTAAATTAGCCAGATATGACACATTCAGCGGGTATACCGCTCGATGAGTATCTTCAAGCTCGATATTCCCATCGTAAACATCGGAGTAGACAAGATCGCCGGTATGATCCGTAACCGATACGAGCGCAAGAAAATCAGCAGGGCAAGCAAGTGATTTACAGGTCTGATCAGTGAAGCGTATCCGCTTGATGTGTCCCGCCCTATCCTGGTAGGTTCCCAATGCTTTTCTTAGCAGGGATTCCAGTAAGGCAGGTTCATCCGCAATCAAAGGTGTGAAGCGGGATTTGACGTCTTCGAGTAATTGTCGTGGTGTCATTGAAACCTCGTAGAATCTAGTTTGTTAACAGATTCTACGAGTTGTCATTTGTGACAGTATGCTCGCAATCGTAGTGATTACTACCACCAACTGCTAGCTTTCTTCTCTCTAGCTTTTCCTTCGCTTTGCAGTAAATCTTTACTTCCTGTAGAAATATTTCTATTTGCATCAGCCTCAGACTGAATTACATCTGTCTTAGCTGCTCTCTCCTTCAACTCCTGCTCTATAAAATCGTTTTCTCGCTGGACACGAGCCGCTTTTGCTTGCAGTTCGAGTTTCATGCTTTCGAGTTGCAGCTTGCGAAGCTCATCCTCATAAGCTTGATCTCGCTTCTTGTCATTTGCTAGCTCGGCTTCTCGTTTCGCTCTACGTTCATTTTCTGCAGCAACACGCTGTTTTTCGCGTGCAGCAGCGGCAGATGCTGCTTTTTCTCTTCTAATACGTTCAGCTTGTGCTTGTTGGCGAATAAGTTCTTTTCTGGCATCCTCAGCTTGCTGCTCTTTAGCTCGCCCTTCATTTTCCGCTTGAGCAATAGCAGCAATTTGACTTTGCAACGAGTTAGCCAAGGCAGTGCCTACACTAAACGTAGAAAAGATTAGAAATAAAATAATTTTATTCATAAATTATTTCTTTTCTGGACAAGTAGCATTTGGCTGAATTCGAGTTTCATTATCTTTAGTTGAAATAAGCACAGCAAGCCCCGTTGTAAACTGGCATGCTTTACCAACTTGAGTTGAAGTGAACACCTTAGTTCCTTCTTTATAAGTCAGTGAAACACCTTCAACAATTGTTTTATCACTAACCAAAGAACCAGCCGCTGCACCAAGAGCCGCACCACCAGTACCGCCAGCTACAGCACCCAGTGTCGATGTGCCTTTAACATTATAACCGGCAACGCCCCCAGCAACAGCTCCCAGTACCGCACCAAATGTCTGTGCCGCTTCTTTATTAGCTTTATTATCAACTTTCACTTTAGCTGGAAGCACAGAGATAATATTGACTGTCTTTGTTTCCTGCTTCGAATTCAATTGAGCGGTATCATAAACATCGGCAGCATAATCAGCACCGCTAGATTGACACCCAGAAAGAAGAATTGCAGATACAACAAGAGCGCATAAAGTATACTTTTTAGACATAAGAATCATCCCAGAAAAACAAAAACCGGCGAGAAGTTACCACAAGAACGGAAAGTAAACAAGAATACTCCCATTGACTTATATCAATTAATCAACTTTTTATAAGCTATCCCTAACTTATTGTGTATAGCTGAAAAGTCAGAGACAAGTTCACCATCTGCATTATTTCTTAAGTTAATAGTTTATTGCTAACTTAATTTATGTATCGACTATTGATATCCATCTTAAAGTTACAATATCCATCTGCATTATTTTTCATCACAAATAATATATCTATTGCACGACACTAATCTGCTCTAATAAATTTGTATTTTTAAGTCGCGAATGCTATCTTTTTGCATCATATTGACCTTTTAATCGTTCAGGCTTATAGTTTCGCCGTCGTAGCAAATTCTGCGACCGGGTTTAGCAGCCTGAATACTTACGCGGACAACCGCAGATTTCCGATATTGCGGTATTTTTGTGTCCGTAAACCACGTTACGCCCGAATTATGGTGGGGCGTGATGGGGAGGCTTCGGCCTGCTGGTTTCGTAAGTGCCAGTCTGCTAACCCCGTCACGTCCTGCCACCTGTTTAGCAGCGGGTCGCAGGTTGTTTATCAACTTACGAGGCCGTAACTATGGTTAATGCCAATCCTTGCGCACGCCAAGAATTCATCTGGCGTTTCTATTCCTGCAAAAAACACCACTATCACTTCGTCATCGCAGCAACAGAAGACGAAGCACGCTCTCAATTGCCTGATGGCCCCTGCATTTTTACTGCCCGTTTTTCAACTAACTCGCGCAATTCACTTAGTTACTGGAACCTCCCCTTCTCTGCCGACGTTCAGGGGGTTTTATGAAAAAACCTCTCGTCACCCGTAATGACATAGCCGAAGCGATCGCCCTGCATACTGCCTGTATGCCGACACGGGAGATCCCCGGCGCAATTGCCAACTATTTCATGATAACCAGACGTTTTTATACCCGAACAGATAAGGCTGTGATCAACAGGCTACTGATAGCCGAGATCAGGGATTATTTGATTGAACAAGGACGTCTACGTTACGCAACGGTGGCAGCAGAAATGAGAAAGGAGGCACATAGAATGACCAGTAATAATTTGAATGTTAAAAAACCAGCATCTGTTGCTTCAGCTACGCCATCACCAGCTGTGAATGTTATCTCCAACACTGGAGACACAATCGACAGCCAGACGCTGTTAAAGATGGTCAATGAAGCGCGTAAGTTATGTGGGGAACCAGAGGTTCGGAACAACAAATTCATCAAAAAAATACTCGACGAATTAGAAGGTGAGGACGGTTACACAAAAAGTGCAACCGTGCCGCCAGGTGGCGGTACGCCTATGGTTGTCATAACCATGACCTACAAACAAGCCCTGCGAGTCGCCGCGCGCGAGTCAAAAGCAGTCCGCCGTTCGCTGATCGACAAACTGGAAGAATTGCAGCAGGCAAACTCCCCTGCCCCATCGATCCCCCAAACATTACCAGACGCTCTACGCCTGGCTGCCGAGTTGGCAGAACAGAAAATGCAGTTGGAACAACAGCTGGTGGCCGCAGCCCCTAAAGTCGATTTTGCCGACCGGGTATCAGCGGCTAATGGAATCCTGATCGGGAACTTTGCAAAGGTCGTTGGACTTAAGCAAAACGCCCTTTTCTCATGGTTGCGCCAGAACGGCATTCTCATGGCTTTTGGTGCGCGCAAAAACGTACCGCGCCAACAGTACATCAACGCCGGGTATTTCACGGTGAAAGAAGTGGTGCTGGATGATGAAAATGGCTACCAGATACGGCTGACGCCCCAATTAACGGGTAAAGGCCAGCAGTGGTTAACTCGCAAGCTACTTGATGCTGGTTTGTTAAAACCAGTAGCAATAGGTTAACAAAAGAAAAAACCTGCCAGCAAACTGGCAGGTTTCTGAGCAGATCGTCCAACCCGATCTGGATCGAGTCAGAAAAATTTGCTCTAATAAATTTCGTTTTCTAAGTGCAAAGAATCACCATTTCGAGCTGGTGATTGAAGGTTGATGCAAATTTGGAGAAAAAATGCAACAAACATTCAATGCGGATATGAATATATCAAACCTTCATCAAAATGTCGATCCTTCAACCACTCTGCCCGTTATTTGTGGTGTTGAAATTACGACCGACCGCGCTGGCCGTTACAACCTTAATGCTCTACACAGAGCGAGCGGACTCGGTGCCCATAAAGCGCCAGCTCAATGGCTAAGAACGCTGTCAGCTAAACAGCTCATCGAAGAGCTTGAAAAAGAAACTATGCAGAATTGCATAGTTTCGTTCGAAGGCCGTGGCGGCGGCACTTTTGCCCATGAATTGCTCGCTGTGGAGTACGCAGGCTGGATTTCTCCCGCGTTTCGGCTGAAGGTAAACCAGACATTTATCGACTATCGAGCTGGAAGATTACAACCTGCTATTCCGCAGAGTCTCCCTGAAGCTCTCCGTTTGGCTGCCGACCTGGCAGAGCAAAAGCAACGGCTGGAGCAAAAAATGCTTATGGATGCACCTAAAGTCGAATTCGCCGAACGCGTTGCTACCGCCAGCGGGGTTCTAATCGGCAACTATGCCAAAGTGCTCGGCCTGGGCCAAAACTATCTCTTCACCTGGTTGCGTGATAACGGAATTCTGATCGCAACCGGTGAACGCAGGAACGTCCCCAAACAAGAATACATATCCCGTGGGTATTTCACCCTTAAAGAAACCGTGATCGATACAAGCAATGGAAGCAGGATTTCTTTCACGACTCGTATAACCGGCAAAGGTCAGCAGTGGCTTATGAAGCGATTGCTTGATGCTGGTGTGCTGGTGCCTGTCGCGGCGACGCGCTAACAGACGTAGTAAGAACCACCAGCATTGTAATGCTGGCTAAAGTCACTTTCCTGAGCTGTATAACGATGAGCGATTTTACTTTTTCTGGCTATGAATTGGCCTGCTTTGTAACACACTCCGGTCTATCCCGTAGCGCCGGGCATATCTTGTCGCAATGTGCAAATCTCGCGGCAACAACCAGTGAATACTTCATTCACAAGCCTCACCGCCTGATCGCGGCAGAAACTGGTTATAGCCAATCAACCGTCGTTCGTGCATTCCGTGAAGCTGTAAACAAAGGAATCCTGTCTGTAGAGATTGTTATCGGCGATCACCGTGAACGTCGCGCTAACCTGTACCGGTTTACACCATCCTTTTTGGCCTTCGCACAACAAGCCAAAAATGCGCTGATTGAAAGCAAATTAAAGATCTCTTCAGCGGCAACCAAGGTTAAAGCTGTTCTCGCTAAGACATTGGCTTTATTTAATTTTTTATCCACACCCCCATGTCAAAATGATACCCCCTCCCCCTGTCAGGATGACGTGGCAATAAAGAATAAGAAGTCACAAGTTAAAAAACAAAAAGATCAGTTTCCGGCGGTGCCGGAACGACCAGACTCAAAAAATTGACTTCATGGATCGCTGAGGCAAAAGCAAAGGCTGACAATCTGCGGTTATCCAAAAAACGCGCTCAAAAACATGAGTTCAAGCAGAAAGTAGAGGCGGCAGCGCGGAAATATGCTTACCTGAAGGACAAGCGTTCTCCTGATATTGGCGGGATATCAAACTTCGATAATCTGCCGCATTGCATGACGGTAAACGAAGCTCTTAATGCGGTTTTAGCCAAAAATAAAGATAACGAACAATGGGGTATACCGGCAGGATTCAGAGGGTGATAGATTGCTCTAATCTGGAGTCACCTGGCGTTTTCGGTTTGAGGTCGGAGATGCAATCTGATTTTTTACAGTTAGCGATCGCTTTTGCAGGATATGTTTGTATTGGCTTCTGTGTATACATGATCAGCCGAAAAATGCTTGTCGATATCGACCGCAAAGAACAAGCAGAGGAGATCTTAGTATGGATTTTCTTTGGCGCGGTCTGGCCATTAGGGATCATGTTTGCTGCAACATTTCTTCTGATGTGGATATTCACCCTTCCAGGTGATTTCTATAGAAAAAAAGCCAGACATTGATACAATCGTTGCGGGTGCTTGAGGCTATCTGCTTCAGGCATTACCCGAAAAGCAGATAGAAGAAAGCCCCAGATAACATTACGCGTCCTGCAAGACGCTTAACATTAATCTGAGGCCATATCTATGCTTAGCATACGTAGATTAGCCTCTTACCGACCAAAAGGTCAAGGAGAAGCAGGCTATGAAGCAGCATAAAGCGATATTAATCGCTCTGATCGTCATCTGTTTAACCGTCATTGTGACGGCACTGGTAACGAGGAAAGACCTCTGCGAGGTACGAATCCGAACCGGCCAGACGGAGGTCACTGTCTTCACAGCCTACGAATCTGAAAGGTAAGAGACCTGGCGGGGAGAGATCCCATAAGCGCTAACTTAAGGGTTGTGGTATTACGCCTGATATGATTTAACGTGCCGATGAATTACTCTCACGATAACTGGTCAGCAATTCTGGCCCATATTGGTAAGCCCGAAGAACTGGATACTTCGGCACGTAATGCCGGGGCTCTAACCCGCCGCCGCGAAATTCGTGATGCTGCAACTCTGCTACGTCTGGGGCTGGCTTACGGCCCCGGGGGGATGTCATTACGTGAAGTCACTGCATGGGCTCAGCTCCATGACGTTGCAACATTATCTGACGTGGCTCTCCTGAAGCGGCTGCGGAATGCCGCCGACTGGTTTGGCATACTTGCCGCACAAACACTTGCTGTACGCGCCGCAGTTACGGGTTGTACAAGCGGAAAGAGATTGCGTCTTGTCGATGGAACAGCAATCAGTGCGCCCGGGGGCGGCAGCGCTGAATGGCGACTACATATGGGATATGATCCTCATACCTGTCAGTTCACTGATTTTGAGCTAACCGACAGCAGAGACGCTGAACGGCTGGACCGATTTGCGCAAACGGCAGACGAGATACGCATTGCTGACCGGGGATTCGGTTCGCGTCCCG